AGCAGGCTGTGCTCCGTACTTTTCTCGAGCACTTCTATAAGGATGACTTCCTTAAGAAAGTTATCGGATTCGATGACCAGGAGCCTAATCGGCAAATGGCCTATCAAGGTTCTCTAGACCAGAGAACCGCAACGCTCGATTTGAGCGATGCTTCCGATAGAGTGTCTAATCAGCTCGTCCGTTCCATGTTTAATCGGTGGCCCCATTTGAAGGGGGCCGTCGAGGCAACTAGGTCCAGACGGGCAGAACTTCCATCAGGCGAAGTAATTCGCTTGTCGAAGTTCGCGTCTATGGGTTCAGCACTTTGCTTTCCGATAGAAGCAATGGTTTTTACTACCATGATCTTCGTCGGGATTCAGAGATCGCTTAACAAGCCCCTAGGTTGGAAAGACCTTTATGGTTTTTCCGATTCGGTGCGAGTCTTTGGGGACGATCTAATTGTCCCTACGGACCACGTGCGTTCCGTTGTACAGACGCTTGAGCATTTCGGTGCTCGAGTTGGTCTGGATAAGTCTTTCTGGACTGGAAAGTTCAGAGAGTCTTGTGGCCGTGAGTACTTTAATGGGCACGACGTAAGTATTACGCGTGTCCGGCAAGTGTTCCCGGAACAACGGAGTAACGCTACTGAGGTAGTCTCGGCTGTGAGTCTCCGGAACCAACTCTTTATGAGTGGTTATTGGCAGACTTGCAAATGGCTGGATGTTAAGCTTGAGAGGATTCTCAAGCATTTTCCAGCTGTTTTGCCGGACTCCCCTGTATTGGGCAGGGTTTGTTCTTTGGGCTTTGAAACCCAACGAACTCATCCCACTTTGCACAGCCCCCTAGTCAGGGGCTATGTAGTGAAGGCCAGATCACCCATCGATAAACTCGATGGGCCTGGTGCCCTCCTCAAGTGTTTATTGAGGTTGGACACTGATGATTGGATGGAGGCTAATAACCTCTTCCGTCACCAATCCAACGTCTCCTTAACAAAGGAGATCACCGTACCCACGGTGCATGATAATCACTTGGAGCGTTATGGTCGCCCCAAGTCGATCAGCATACAACTTGGGTGGAGATCGCCCCTCTAAAGGAGCGGTCGGACCAGCGTTTCACAACCTGGCCGAGGGAGAGTCCAAGTGTCCACCGAGACTGGTTAAACCCAGCTTGGATGGACCTCGCGGT